ATTGATCGTTGGCAAAAGTGTCGCCTGTCCAATATGCCGCTGAATCAGCACCCGTCCCATAGGCATGATTATTGGCCCCCTGCATTTGGCTTAAAGTGCCTGCGGTTGCCCAAGAGCCACTTAACGGGAGAGACGCAGTCCTATCAAAATTGTCAGTTGCGGGAAGGGTGGCATTGGAAACCCCGCACCATAGAAGGAGCGATAGAAGTAATATTGTAACGCTTAAGACTTTCTTCATATTCCGTTTCAATAAATTACGAGATACTGCATGTTATTGTCACGCTGAGCGTGTCACCCGAAAGGACATCCCGATGCGCTGCGAAAGGCCCCATCCCCAGCAAGTTTGTGGCCGTGCCTGAAACTGCATCAGTCATAAATGCTCCGTAGACGGCGGAAGTCGCATTGATGGTAAAATTGGCCTTGGATGCTGAGTTGTCTATTGAACCACTTGCCGCAGTCCCTGGGTTCCATTGAATCCGGTTCCCGGCATAGGGGGTCACTTCGGTCCAGGGAGAATGTGAAGACAGGGTATCCGTCAACCTTGCGCCCATAAGGTACTGATATGTCCCATTCGTGGCGGCCGGAGATATGGTCACTACGGAAGATGAGCTATAGGTCATCGTGTAAGTTGCGTCAGCACCTGCATTGGCTCCCTTGATCGTGATTGGCTGAGTAGAGTCCCCGGCTACGAATGGAGAGTTTGTGGTGTCCGTCAACGTAGTAGTGCCGGTAATGACTCCCGTCGCACTCGCATAATCAGGACCCACAAGGCCAACGTACCAAACCGGAGTGGCCGAGGCTGTTTTCAAGGTATAAGTCAGGTATAAATTCAGCCCGACGGTTACGACCCTGTTTTCAAAGTCCTCTACCCAGATAACCTTTCCATCCCGGATGCACTCGATGTGATAGTGCTGTTTGAGCTTCGCATCCTGATGTACTGACTGATTCATTGAGAGGCCGGAGGACAGGGCCATCTTCATTGGATTTTGAAGATTGGTCTGAGCCCAACCGCAAGAGATGAACATCAAACCCAAAACTAATGAAGCAAATAATAATTTATACTTTTTCATTTTACTTCCTCCTTTTTCATTCTTCGGGTCTCACAACATAACTAAGGGATGCCTTCAACTGACCTGTGTCCACCAAGGGATGCTCGCTTCCCTTTCTTTCCTTGGTCGATGGCGCATTTGGAGGCCAATTATTCCTTGGATCATCAAACCAGCGAATCGCAGCGTCCCTGCCTAAAGTCCCGGCCTCCTTCAAATGAGTTTTTGCTTCTCCTTTTTTGCCGTCGAGCAAGGCCGTTGCAGCCTTCGAAAGCTCCTCGGCTATCTTTTCCTTGTTGTCCTCGGCCTCTATCGCTGGCTCTATAATAGGGCGAGGGGGAATTTGCCAAAGCGGTGAGCCGTGGGAATGGAGGTACATCCCCAAAGCTGCCCTGTACGAGTGTTTTTCAATGTCCTGTTCCATAGCTTCCCGCATGGCCCTCGCCCTAACTCCATGAGTCATTAAGAACGCTATCTGGGGATTTGTGACTTCCCCACCCGTTCGTAAACGCTTCCTGTAAAGCCTTCCCTGCTGCTCGGCGGGAATCCCCACATACACTTGTGATTTGGAGATCTCCTCAAGAGCCTTCTTAAAGTCTGAGAGTCGATCCTTTTCAGTCAATGTGGTCGTGACATTAATCATCTTTCAGTAAATGTACATGGCCCCAAATCCCACAATCTGGGCCATCGTAGCGAACTGCTGACCAAAAACTGTGAGCAGGAACGCCGCCCATCCGGGAAGGTCCCCAACAATCGTCTGATAGCTCACATTGAGGTCCCCTGCCCCTTTACTCACCTGAATTCCTTTTCCAACCCCGACCGCAGCCACTTTTCCGACAGATGGATTGGTTTCCGTGGCTGATTGAAGCCATAGGGTGCAGAAGTGAGCAATGAAAAGAGACATCCCTACCAGCCACATATCTTTCCACCGTGCCTGTTGCACACAAGCAGAGGCCAGATTGATGTAAAGCTGAAGCACTGCCTGTGGGACTACGCCTCCTTGATAATTGCCTTGTGCATCAACGTTAGCGAACTGAGGGTATACAGCCACAAAGTCCGCTATCGCATAAGGCGGGTTAGTGCCAAACACGAGGTTGGAGGCATCGCATATGACGCCGGAAATGTAGGCGCTCTCGTACGTGCCCCCCCACCACTGAATTAGCAAGGCGTTAAGATCGGGCATATTAGACATTTTATGTCCCTATTAAAATTCAACTTTTATTATTTCTTAGCTTTGGCCTTGGGATCTTCCTCCGCTGCCGGTGCTGGTTCCGCAGCAGGCTTTACGACTTCCATAATGTCCCCATCCTTCGAAGCCCATTCCCACATCTTGTCCTTTTTAATCCAATCAGGGGCCTCCTGAATTCCAGTGTCCGGCTTCGTCTCAAAGACTGCCTTATCGAACTCCATCTGATTCATTTTCTCGCCTGGTTTCGGCACCAGACGAACCTCAGGATTTAGAAAGCGAAAAGCTTTCTTCGCAATTACAAACATAAGAACCTCCTTTTTTAAGAAATCCCCTGGCCATGCGACCAGGGGTAGGCTACTATTCGCTGAATCTTGATATTAGATGCCGTCAAAATATCCAACGGGCTGAAAATAGAGAAACTTTACCTGGCCGATCTGTCCAAGGTAAAGGGTTAGATAGGCCCCGCCTTCCATTACGGTAGGCATCGTCATCACCCTATTGATCGGGACGGTGATGTCCAAATATAGTCGGTTGTCGTCGTTCACGTAGGCCATCATCCTGTCCGTAGATGCTGCTCCTGCACCTATGCACCATCTCGAAGGGAAGATTTTCAGGTCTACCCCTTGAGATTTCCCAATATTGTTCTCAAGCAGGAAGTTCAGGATAGATACATTACCTGCAAGGCTCACTTTCTGGGAAACGATGTAGGCAAACTGAGCAGGCGGGATGAGGATCTGATTGGCCATGCCGGTGACGTCATACTGAGAGGCTGCCCATGTGGCTACCATTGCAGCATTCACGTCGTAGAGTATCTCATCGGGAGTTTTGGTGTTCCATGCGGGGGTTCCCGCTGCCCCGTTGGCTACCGCAGCCGCAGTCACAAGTGGGTTGTTCAAAAGGCCAGGATAAACGGTGTCGCTGAAAGGTCCGACATACGTTACCAGATCAAGGGTCTTGTTCCAGTTCAACTTGATGCCCTTATCGAGGATGTCCTCAAGTGATCTCCCTACTTGCTGCATCATCTGCATGTCGATGAAACTGACTTTGAGGACGTTGCCCCAGTTGAACACCCTATAGATGTCCTTCCCAATGTTGGCCTGCATCACGGGGATCTGGTTGGATTGAGTACCCATGAGGCCATAGAAATTAGGCCCCGCCATCGCATAATCGATGTTAAAGGTTGAAGTGAAGTTCACCCACCCGCCGCCTGACTTGATGGGAATGTCCCTCATCCAGGTGACAGAGGTTAAAGGCTCCCTCACCTTTGGGTCAAGTTTCTCAAGTTCGGATTGTAGGAATACCTGACCTCCACCGACCGCCGCATCCTTCATCATGACCCTGAAAGCGTTCTGACCCATGGCTGCGAATGCGGGATAACTGTCAAGAGTGGGGCGGAGGAGATTTGGGCTTCTTGCCAATCTTGCCTCCGGTGTGTCCCCAGTCCAAAATTTTTCAAAGTGTTCTAACATTTCTCATCCCTCCTTTAAGGTAGATTTCTACTAACGAGCGTGATTTCGGTGCAGAGGTTCGCATCCATCACGCCGGTTGTGAAATAGCAATTTGTGAGCAGCACCTGGTTAGTGCCGTCAACCGTGGCCTCAATACTTCCGAGGAGACCTGCTGGGATAGCTCCGTTCAAAGTCTTTCGGCAGTAAACCAACCCTCCTGCGGTAGGGGTGCCCACGGCACATTTCACTATCACGGCTCCAAGTTCAATAACGTCGCATGGTGAACTGGGGCCGTAAAAATTGATTACGGGTACGGGCATGTAGGTCTCAAAGCTCTTGACTTCCCTCACCGCGAAGCCCGCAAACATGGCAAATGTGGGGGTTCCACTCGATCCACTGATGTAATCGGCCCACTGCTGCCAAGTTCCCCCTAAAGAATCGGGATTGAGAATAACCGCATCCCCAAAATTGATGTTTGCGGCAGGGGTTGTTCCTACGGAATATCGTCTCACTTTTCTCGGCATGATAACTAAACCTGCTGAGTTTCGGGAATAGCTCCCGAGATATCCGATGTTCATTTGGATTCCAATCGCTGTTCCTGGCATGTTAGCCACCTCCTTAGAATTTAGATTCGGAATATCAGGCGGATGCAACCTCGCCTGGATTCTTCCGGTTGTATTTTTTCGTAACGTCCTTAGCCCAATCGGTATCATTCAAGGGCTTGTCCTTGTCCTGCATCTGGCGCCGATCCTCTTCAAACTTCACTTTATCGGGTTTCTTCAAATGCAGAAGGTTTCGGTATCCATCCTTCGTCTTTCCCTCTTTCCTTGGTATCATGTCATTGAATGCCCTGATAAGAGCGGCATCCTTGCTCTTTGCCACGAATGGCTTCAGGGCTTTCATGAACACCGTAAGCTTTGCGCTATCGGCTCCTGGGATGGGGTTCTTTGGGATTTCCTCTCCGCTTAGCACGGGAGCAGAGAGCAACTCTGAGTCCCGGACCCTATCATCGTCGTCATCTCCGGTCTCGGGTATTTCTTCTGACCCTTCACCACCACCCTTAACCAGACTTACCAACTCTTGAAGCAGGGCCAGCATCTTCTGCTGGGGATCATCGGTGACTCTCCGTGAAAGGTAATCATCGAATGCTTTTCTCCGGTCATCGTCATCCTTGCATCGGTCCATGTCGTCCTTGAGTTTCGCCCAGCGATCATCTCTTACCCGCCGGTCGTCATCTCTTACCCTGTCGTCATCCCGGACCCTATCATCGTCTCTGGTCCGGTCGTCCTTCAATTTCTTGTCGTCCCTTACTCGGTCATCGTCATCCCTGACTCGATCGTCGTCATCTCTTACCCGATCATCGTCGTCCTTCAATTTCTTGTCATCGTCTTTGTTTCGCATTTCAGCCCTCCTTTTTTCCTTTGCCACAGTTTCGTGAGCTTCAGCTATTTTCTCTGGTTCGGCATCTTTGGTGTATTCCCTCAACCCGAGACCGAGAATATGTTGAAATAAATTTTTAAACATTTTAGCCTCCTTTTTCTCATCCTTTATCCTCACCCTATCGCCTGCCCGTCCGTTTTTGACGACGGCGATATGGTTGATACGGATATCATGTTGTGCATAATTACCATCTCTCATGGGGACGTACTCACAGTCATAACCACAAGAGATCTCCCTGAATTCCCCACTTTCAACCTTGCTGATTAAATTGGCATCCTTAACGATCAGGTCACAAACCAGAGACTCGTTTCCATCCTCCAGGACCCCGCCCCGTCTAAAGTTCTGAGCATGTCCCCTGTGATAGGAGTTCTCGTTAGATGGGTTCACAAACTCCGGTGGATGTCCGTCGGTGATAGTCTTTCCCTCGGCAGTGGCAAGCGTACTTGGAGAAAAGACTTCTTTTGGATCCCTATAAACTTTTACAGTGTCTTGGGAATCCATTCCTATCTCATTTCCCTTGTACTCTTGCCATCCCGTGCGAGCAACCGGAACATTTCGACAAATCAGATAACCCTCTGGTGATTTGGCTATGTTGTCTGAGATCCGGCTGCCAAAATAGACGATGTTTCTACCCATGACTAATCCCCCTATTGCGAAGGTGTGAATATAAATGTCGCAGTGGCGAGAACTGCACTGGTCGTAGGAATGAACTTAATGTATTTTGATTTTACACCGCTCACCCACCACGTTTGGTTAGTGTTAGTCACTGTCAGCGTATTCGGGGTTAGATATAAATAAGTTCCGCCTGGGGCCTTCCTAAAAGTTCCCGTAGGGGTTTCAGAGCATAGTAAGGCCATAGCGAACGTCCCGCTTCCGCTATTGATTGTGTATTCGAGGGCGCCTCCCGAGTAATTAATCATGTTAATTGGAGAAATGTTTGCGGCAATAGGAGTATTGAGTCCCTTGCCGGTCACTCCCCCAAATAAGGTTGTCGAGGCACCTTTAAAAAATATTGCATTGATGGTCCCCCCAGGTCCAACCTGAGATTCCGCAACGCTCCAGAACGTAAATCCGAGCACTACAACTAATGCCAATAGAATCAATCCTTCCCATCTTTTGATCTTCATTTCTACTTACCTCCTTGTTTGTGGTTTAGAGCCAAAAGAAAAGGGCCAATACGAGGGTACGGCCCCGTACGGCCCTTCTCTTAAACCTTTATGATTTCTGCTCGATCCGTCGATCAAGCAGTTGGCACGTTAATTATTTAAATCTTTTGTCGAAATCTCCACAAATGCTATCAATCCCGCTCAAGCCCCCGGAGCTCCTTTCCGGTATCGGCTGCTCCATGAGTCCCCCAACGTTGCCGCCGGAAAGCTGAACGGCGTCCTGATCGCATGGCCCCCCTGGAACGACACCTTTGTTTCTACTTGCAAAGTAGACCTCTTCCCCTTTTTCTGAACCATACTCCCGTTCAAACTTCTCTTTTACTTCCTCTTCTTTACTGCTTAATGGCATTACGCTGCTAACCTCACTCCGCTCAATTCTCTAAATTGTGATAATGTCATCATTTGAATCCTACCTGATAGATGCACTTTGTGAGGAAATCGAATTTGATCCAAACGCAGGATAGGCAATGGCGTACATCTGCACCGAAAGATCCGTCCTGCGTGATAGTTCCCATAATCTTTCTCTTCATGATTCAATGCCTCCGGATCTGGAGGGTCTGACCACCGGACAAGGACTTCATTCATCAATCGGTGGCTTGGTCTCACTCTTGAATCGTGAGAGCTGTACCATTCGTACCAATCAAGGTCTAAGTCCTGCGCCCTTGCTTCAACCAGAGCGCTGTTAGCTTTGGCCGTCTCAGTAATGGCGATAAGCTCGATCCGGCTCCTCGACACTTTAGGGAATCTCTCCATCAAATCCTCAGCGATAGATTCTGCCCGCCTTCCCTTTTCCGTTTCCCTCATGATAAAGCTGTTGGCCTTTTGAGCGAGATCAAGGGGAAACGTGGAGATCAGTTTGGCGTTCTCCTTGACAATCGATCTCATCACCGTGCCAACTTCCCCCCTCAATTCCTTCCTCATGGCTGCGTAAAGCTCCCTTCCCATCATGCTCTCTTTCATGGCCTCTTTCCAAGTCTTTGCAGTATCAGAAAAGAGAGCCGTTGCCATGCGGGATGCAGCCGAGAAGGCTAATTTGCGATAGCCCTCTTCGGCCACATACTGCCTGAGTAGGAGGAGGATCTCCTGAGGGTCAGTGATGGCAAGATTTTTTATTTTAGTGTAAAACCTCTTCATCAGGTTTTCGATCTCCTGAGAGTATTGAGTTTCAACTCGTTTCCGAGTAGACCACTTATCTGGGTTCATAACATTGCTCCCAGGAATCCCCATGAATTTACCTTATCCAACCCCCCACCATTGGGATGCGGGTCGTGGACCAGCTCACCATTCAAACCAACACAGGCATGCTCCCCTCCCCGTGGGCTAATCCCGTTAATAAAATGATAAATTTTTCCATCATACATCGCTTCAATCACTTTCCTTTGTTCCTCATTCTCTGGGTCAATCTCAACATAGAAAAGTCCAAAAGGCGAAAGGAAATCAGCAAGTTTATGAAGCCAGCCCTCATCACTCCCCAGAGTCGGAATCTCATTGAGTTTCTTCTCCAGAATGGAAGCGAGACAAGCCTCGAAGCAATTCCCCTTTTCACCAAATTTACTTTGATACACGGGTTTCACTCGGCTCCTCAATGGGTGTCAATTCTCCTGTTGCCCCAGGTTGCCCCCCAAATCCCTCAAACTCTTTCTCCGACGGCACTTCATCATCCGCATCCTCTATCATCTTGTCCGTTACATTACTGAAGAGCCCTGTCTCATCCTCCATCTGTCGAAGCTCTTTCAGATAAGTCTTTCTTCCATACACGCCGTCATTAAAAGGCTTGCTGATCGCCTCAACTTTCTTAGCAGCAAGTTCGGCCATCTCCTCCGCCGACATCGTACGAACGGAAGGAAACCTGAAATCAAGGTCATCGGGAACATCCCCCCATGTGCTCATTGCAATGACTGGCATGAGCTTATCGAGCTGAGGCTTCAATTCCCTCTTCTGCTTGTGGCCCACGTTATCATAGTAAATGCGCTCATCACCCTCATTGCTCTGACCCAGGCCGCTAATGGTCCGACCAAAGAGCCTCGTCATCGGTATCTCACAGGCGCCGCATACGTCGAGCATGAAGGATTGGTAAACCTCGTTGATTCCGGCGAAGCTATATTGATGGGTCCTCATGCCCGGCCCTTCAGGGGTAATGATCATTCCCTGGTTACTCATCATTTGATTTTGCATAGACAGAATCTGACTTATTTTCTGCTGAACGTCAGGAGATGCAGTCGTGAGCATCTGAACGAGGTTATTCATTTTGAGTTCGATGATATTGGCCCGGAAGACAAGACTGGCGATATTCCAGGAAGTGTTGTCCCTCTTCTTTAGCTCATCATAAATGATCTCGAACTCTGACATTCCCCATCTCATCTCCGCCTGCCACTCCCAGGCGGGGAGCTGACGCCCGCAAAACCTAAGTACTCGGGATGCATCCACATCAAAGCTTTGAGCTGTTTCAGTGGTGACATGGTAAGATGCAGGTAAACCAAATTCTGGCGGGTTATTGAGGTCGGTGATAAGCTCTGCTCCTGGACTTATTCCTGACCACCTATCGAAGACGAGCAAGCCCTTGAAGCTTCCGGGCGTCACGTCATTATAATCAAGGGGTTCGTCAAGGATATCTTGGTGGCCTTCAATCATAATAATGGCGCCGGCCCCGCCGAACAGCCTTCCCCATTTAAGGGCCGTAAGTAGTTTCTCCTCGGTGTGGGTCTTATTAATCACTTTATCAAATTGGTCTATCTCCTCGGGGGAGACTTGACAGGTAAGTTCAAATCGATTTTTCATCATATCTTCAGGGTAAGTGTCGATTACTTTTCGGGCGATCCAGTTAGTGCGGTAGAGGGCGAGCATGAGATAATAATTTCGGGTAAGGCGGGTAAGAGTATATTCCGTGCCCTCAAGGAGATTGGTAGTACCAAATCCGATGCGGGCAAGCTGATTGGCAAAGCTGTCAAGGGTAGCGGCATCAAGGATGGCAACTTTTTTCTCGTTAGTTTCTTGTGCCATATCCATCTTAATTTCCACCAGATCCCAGCGGACCTCCGGAGGCCGGTATGATTACCATTAATGCCTCAACCAGCCAATTCACTATCAATCCCTTCGGGGATATTACGACCGTGGGGTTGATCACGCAATTATATTTCTTCAGAACGGCCCTGACCTCATCCAGACACAACGCTTCCCTCCGCTTAGAATCAACGGTTAATCCTACTATCCTTTCAGCTTCTGAATCCATTTTCATCATCCTCCTTCTCTGTACGTTCTTCCCCATTGCCTTTGTCAGTGTGTGGGATACTCCAGATTCAGTCTCTCAATTTCTTTATCAACTTCTTTCAATTCTTTTGTCAGCCTGGCCGTTTCCCTATGTACGTATGCTTGGTAAGGAGTATCGTATTTTGCGTAATCTGCTTGCCTTTGTGCATCTTCCACCGAAGTAGCCTGTTCCGAATTTAGCAGACCTTCATTTATACCGACATCTCCTCTTATGGCTTGTAATACTGCATTCTGAAAGTTAATTGTTTCATTTGCTTTGTGCATCTGATCAAACATCCAGAAATTTAGTCCGACAGAAATAACAAATAAACAGATTAAAACCAAAAATGTTTTGCTGATTTTTTCTTTCATAGCAGTTTCTCCTCTGCATCTCGTAATTTTACCGGCAGCATGGCGAGATTTTCCATGTTTTCGGGAGCGACCCTATCCGGTATTTGTCTCATGCGCTAAGTCTCCAGGGGTTGATTTTTGTGTAGAGACCATATCTAAGACAATCCACCGCATCATCCATCTTTTTAATTGGCTCTTCTTTGCCGAGTAGAGACTTTTTACTGTCCCATGAATAGGTAGGGATTTCTCTCAAAAGAGGGGGGCAATTCTGTTTGTGGATTCTAACGAGCTTGCGACAAAACATCGTGGACACAAGGCGTATGCCGTCCATGACTTCGTTGTCAGCATCGATAAACCAGATGCCCCTGTTACTAAGCTCAGCGGCAAAAGATGCGCACTCGGGGGGAAGTATTACTTGGGCGTCCTTTCTATCTCCGATAAAAGCTTCGAGATCGTCCGCATACTCACCATCTGTCTTCTGACGCATCTCCTTGCGGGAATCCCAATAATACATTCTTTGTATCCAAACAATTTTCCCGTCATCGAGAAATTCGATATAACATTGAGGATGATCAGTCCCATAGTCAACAGCTACCCATCGTTCAATGTAGCTTCCCTGCACACCGAGACCTGGGGGGGCTGTATCATCGTCAAAAAGACATCCGTCGTTCCAGGAATCCCGATAGATAGAGCCTTCAGCCACAACCCATAGACCGTCAATGTAACGCAGTTTAAACATTCCTGCATAGGCCCTCCTGATAAATTCTTTATATTCTTTCGTAAGATTTGGATTGTCATCGAGGCCGAAATGTTCAGACCAGAGATCTCCGCGGTCACGCAGTTCCTGATTGTCAAGGTATTCAGTTTTGAAGAAATGAAAAGGGGAGTCGGCATTGGTAGTAAAATAAGCCCGGGCTCCAGGCGGGGAAAGTCTGTTGATCGCCATCTTAACGAAGCTCTCTGGCTGAAGCGTCAATTCATCGCCATACCATTTCCCGATCGTAGCACCACGGATGTATTTCTCACTCCCTTCATCCTTTGCGCCGATCACTTGCCATTGATCGTTGAAAAGCCGAAGCTCTCCCGATTGACGGTTGTAGTCATAATTCCTTGTCCCAATGACATCAAAGAGATCGTCAAGGACATTCCGGTAAATCGTCTGTTTACTCACTCCGGAAATAACGCCGATTCCTCCTACCTGGTACTTGCAAAGCTGTACTATCTTTGGAATCATGGCCCAGGTCTTAGAGGACCGAATGGCCCCCTCGAGAACATTCAATCTCCGGTCTTGGGATGGATGTCGAAATGCAAAGTCGTAGGCCTTCTTGCCAAACTGTTTAATCTTCTTTTCCATCGGTGTCATTATCCTCGGAAGGGCCAGCCCGGAAAGCATCAAGAAGCTCATCAAGATGATCAACGTTACTTTTGCGAGTTCTCTCTGTCGGGTACATATCGAGAATTGTCGCAAGATCCCTCGTAGCATCAAGTTGAACATGTGGAACATCGAGAGGCTTTGAATAGACAATCGTTCCTTGATGCTGAAAGGGTTTTTTAAGTTTTTTTTTGATAGGCGTTTGAAATTTCTGATGATATATTCCCTGCTCACTTTGAGGCGTTTGCAAATCTGGATTGTCTCGTCTCGCACTTCATCTCTTGCTTCGAGGCCGATCTCTTTTTCTAACTCATCATTTCGATTGCTCACATTTTATCCTAAATCCCTGTTTCAACACTACGCACAAACCTTAAAGTTTGTCAAGATGACAAATTGATGACATATTTTTTTATGTCTTTCTTTTAATCGGAGGAGATCTCCTTTTAAATCTTTTATCTAATCCAGCTTTTTTATTAAATTTAATGATCCATGAATCCAATTCTTCTGATAAAGCCACAGGTCCTTGTCCGGGCGCTCTCAAAATAGGAATGCCTTTTTCTTTTCGACGAAGGACAGTCCGCCAGCAAACTCCGCCCAAGTATGCGCATATTTCTTTTCTTCCAACAAGCCAGCTCATTTCAAAGGACTCTTTATTTGAAGTTTCGTGATAACGTCTTCAACCGAAGAAGCCACAAACGCCACACCTCCGGATCTGTTTATATCTTCCATAAATTTGACCTGAAGATCGCTCGGCTTTCCTCCTGGGCGTTTCACTTCAATCCCTAAAATCCTTCCGCTTCCAGGGAGGATCCCGACAATATCAGGGACACCTGGAACGCTGAATTGTCCTTGCCATTGTCTCCAGTTGAAGATGCCTTTGAGGTCGAGATAGCGCTGAATGGATTTTCTGATTTCCGACTCTGTGGGTTCGAAGGCTTCTCTAAGGAGTTTTAGCTTTGTCATTAATTTCCTGCTTTTTTAAAAGTTCTGCCTGTTCCTTAAGTATTGCTCTTCTCGATACAGGATCAAGTTTCTTGGAGGGGGTTTCTTCTCTTCCTAAAACGAGAGAAACGAGGTCTTTTGGTTCTCCTCTCATACTCTCCTCTCCTATCCTATCCTTTCCTCTCCTATCCTCTCCTATAGGTTCCTTTTTTGAGGTCATATAGTCCGTTTTTGGGGAACCATGTTCTTTTTCTCCAACATTCAATTGAAATCTTCTTTTATAACGGTCAGTTAATTGATAAGTTGACCAGTTCAAAATATAGTACCCTGCGCCATTTTCTGATTTGGCTATTTTCTTGGTTTCAATGAATCTTTGTATGCTTCGACTAAGGAGTTCTTCTGAAATACAGAGTAAACCGGCAAGTTGTTGGGGTGGATAATCGGTTTCAGGATTGGCTCTAATATACCCATTATCTTTTGAAGCAAGCGCCATTAAATCAACCCATACTGATCTTTCATCGGGTTGAAGTTCTATTCTCGTAGACCCAAAAATCCATTTATCAATCCAAAGTGGAATCCAATTCATCGAATCATCCCTATTTTTCATTCAAACATCTCCATCTGGCCTTTGAGGAATTCCCTGGCCTTGATTTTATTCACCGCTGCCATGCGGTCAAGGATCGCCTTCATCCTGGCTCCGAGGTTTGCCAGATACTCATTTACCTCCTCAGAGGATGCCCCATAATAAACGCCCAAGGGGGGATGTATGGACGTCAGTATCGGGATGCCCTCCATATTGAGTTCTCTGATTATTAGGCGAATCTCACGGTCATTGGTCCGAATGGGGAGGAGTTCAATGCAGAGGTTACGAATGGTAATCGCCTTCTCTTTCCCCCAATGATGCTTTTTGAGGATATATTTGATATTGGATTTTAAATCAGCCAAAAGCCCCCCCCAAAAATCTTGTTAAGAACTCTCTACCGTTCTTTACAGTTCTGACCTTCTAAATCAAAAAAATTTGTGCAATACTGCTCGACATCGAAATAAGAAAGATGGAGACCCCGAGCGATCAAATGAACAATCATCTCATTTTTCCCTCTTCCTTCTTTTCTGGCTTGTTTTTCGATCAAGGCATCAAGACTAAGCGGCAGGCGAAGGTAAACCGGATTTCCCTTTTTATCCATTGTCCCTCCTCAAAAAAACCTTGTCTATCCCACAAGGGTTTGATAAGATTCAAAAACAAAAAGAGAGTGCCAGTGGATCGGTTCTACCTTGGGGGGATGAACTTTTAAGGCTGGCACTCTCTCGGGGCGGGTGAGCCCCGCCGTTTTTTATGACAAAAAAAGTCTTCTTTACTTTCCCTGATGGAGAAGAAGTAGTTTCCCTAATAAAATGGGATCCAAAGACAGATTCATTCAAATTCAAATTGACCATCCTTAAGCCGGATGATACAAGCTGGGCGGACTTCCCAGAACTTATTCAAACTAACGAAATGATCTCAAAAGAGATCGAAAAACTGGCAAAAAGCCGCAAAAAAAGGAAAAAATGAAAGATTTAAAAGACGCATTAACTAACATACTTACACTTTGCATACAGAATTCAACTTTTTTGGCACAGGTTTCCGCTGACGTTTCTGCTTTAAAGACAGTAATTTCCGCTTTGGGGCCAGAAGCCCGTGCAGCATTAGAGGAGCAGTTGACCGTGGAGCGTGATAGGATTCAGAAACGGCTTCAAGAGTTGCAGATATTTGGTGAATTATTGCGTTCAAAAATTTCCAATATGGTAAATTAAGTGAGTTAATCTTTTGCATTTGGATAAAGCAATTCCAGACGATCAACCTTTCCGTTTGTGGCCTTCTCAATCCGGAGGGCCATTTCAGGGGATGGTTTATATTTTCCAATCATCATCACCCTGAATGAGCCGTAGTTAAATTGGTTGATTTCACAAAAATGTTTCATCGTAATTTTATTTTTTATGAGAAAATTGCGTAAAGTTTTCATAGTTGAGGCTAACTTAACACACCCTCAACCCAAAAGTCAAGAAATAAATCATTTGGGAGGAGTCGTAGAGTTTTATATCAAAAAAAATAAATCAAATGGTTTGAGTAATGCCGAATTAGCACGCAGATTAGGCGTGGATAGATCGGCGGTGACCCAATGGATAAAAGGTAAAAATTCATTTACTATCGGGAATTTATTAAAAATGCTTCAAGTTTTTCAAATAGATTTTTTTGATTTTGCCCGCACCGCAGATATTCTTACCTCTTGGGGAAAATTCAGCAAAAACTATCCTCCGAAAAGATAAATCCTGATTCTCAAAAAAAACACTTGACAAGTTTTATCGCCTGTGTTAAGTCTATCTCAACATTAAATTGGGGTGATTCCAATGAAAGCCAGAGGCGGTAAAGAACTCAATAAATATCTTAATGGGGGAAAATTAAGTCTAAAACAGATGATTCTTGCAAAATGTTTTGAATGTTGCGGTAACTATGCGGATGGAAAGGATGATTGTGAACTATCAGACTGCCCTTTATATCCAATTATGCCATACGGGGTAGTATGGAAGGGCAGGAAGAAGGGGAAAATTCCTGTAGGCTTCGTAAAACATAGGCTACAGGAGCAAAAAGGCATATCTATAAAGGAATCCCAGAACCATTTGTCACAGTCGCCAGGAACCTGTAACCTCTGCTTCGGCAGTCCTACGGGAATTGGGCATGGTGTTGGCGGCAATGACTGACAATTAACCTGGCAGATCGGGAAACCGACGGAACAGGGGAGAGAGGGAATCCAAAACCACATAGGAGAACTATATCCAGAAAGGAGAAAATAAGAAGTGGTTATTAAAAGATTTATTGAACTTGAAAATGGTTATTTCATGGATAAGCCAAAACAAGGGAATCCAAAGTGGACTGCTATTTTATTATGCTGGATTGTGAGGGTGATTAAACGAAAGAATCAAAAAGAATATCAACGACGCAAAAGATGGACTCATTGTATTGAGGCTCCAACAAAACGAATGATGGAATCAGGAGTTGCTAAATTTTCCAGAAGAAAAGATGTGAAATTACTGAATTAAGAAAGGAGGCTACCATTATGGAGACAGCAAAAGAAATATTACAGACGGCGTTTAAGAAGGAGGATGCGATCGAACAGGCCATTGATCGATGTTTCAGGCTGATCAGAGACGACATTAAGAAGTCCATGGATGAAAGGGAATTCTTCCGCGATGCGGACCTGAGAAGGGAACGAACCATCAATGCTCGTCAGAAGCAGGAGCTTGATCTTGCGGTGAGGGAATTGCTAAAAGCTCGGAAGATGATCGCAGGGATGAAGGAACTGTTGCAGATAAAAGCGTAAATAAGCGGGTGGGGCGAAAGCACTGGTCTACTCATCTCCAGTTTGGAATCCTCTCCAACCCACCCCGAAAGGAGGATTAGAAATTGAAATGTAATCATCCAAAATGGAAAACTATGGTTAAAGGTAAAAGTTGGAAGTGTAGAACTTGTGGATTTGTTAAGACCAGACATGGAGAAGTAACAACACTTGAAGCCATGAGAGATTTGATGCCTAAAGGGAGGTGAATCCAGATGACAAAAACGATTCCTTATAAAGACGTGAATAAAAAACTGAAAGGGGGAATGAAACAGATCAAAGACGCTATTGATCTATTGAAAACTCACATAGTCATAGGCGACGTAGTTTTCCCAACAGCACCTAAGCCAGTTAGGACTCGGAAGGCTAAGGGTCCGGTGCCGCCAACAACGGAAGGGGAGGAGAAGTGAAGGCAAGGAGGAATTATGAAGGATAGGTATGAGCTTTGCGAGGAACACAAAAACGCAAAAATTTATTATGACTATCGACTAACGTGTCCTCTCTGCAATGCAGAAAAGAAATAGAAGAACTCAAGTATCAGACAGAACGATTAAATGAGGAGGAGTAAATCCAATGCCAGAAGAAATTATCAAAGAATATCTGAAGTATCCATTGACTGAAGTGGAGATGAGAAAAGAGGCCGAGAAGATGGCCTACTGCTTATCCAAAAGGGCTGAATTGGAGGGAGACCTTAAATCCATTAAGAAGCAGGTCGAGTCAGATATTGCCAAGGTTGAGGCAGAACTGACTTCCGCGGTGACCAAATATCAGTCAGGCTTCGAGATGCGAAATATCGAGTGCCGGATCGATAAAGACTTTCAAACCAACACCATTCGAACGGTTCGCCTGGATACGTTTGAATTGGTTCGAGAGCGGGCGATGACTTCAGAAGAAAGACAGTTAAACCTTTTTGAACCCCCAGAAGAAAAGGATCTTCCCGATGCTGATGCAAAGGGCTACATGAAGGAAAGGAAAGAGACGATTAATGAGTGAATATGATGAAATGGAAATGGATTTTGATGTTTTAGAATCAACACCCTGTCCGATATGTCAGAAAATCGTTTCAGATGTTTTTAGTATTGAAACAGAAAAACCCTTTACTGCTCAATCCCCAATGGCCGGACTTACGGTTTGGGGGCCCTATGATGTACCTAAACAAATTATTTGCCAAGGTCATTCATGGGTGCATTTTAAATTCTTACATGATGATTCAGAAAGATTGGTTTTAATGAAATTACCAGAACATTTAAAAACGAAATACGCCAAGGCATAAGAAAAGGAAGTCTAAATGATCTGGCTAATCGCATTAATCGCTTACGGAATCGGACTGGCGTTTTGTTTGGCTCTTATGATAAGTGCCGATATTTTGAATGAGAAATGGGATGCACAAACTCAGAGCTACAAAGGAAGGTGAGATTATGGAACATAGGCTTAAGGGAGCATTATTCAACGATGATTTATTCTGGTTTTGCTGTTGTTTTAACTTTATCAGAAGTGCCGCAGAATATTCACCCAAAGATATTTTAGAGGCATGGCGGACCCACAAAGAGGCTTGGGAGGAGACAGAGGAGGTGTTCCATGTATCTTGATCCACCTTTAGAAAACTCAGGAATGGTAGGAGCTTTCATAATGTTGGTCTATGCGAGTGTCCTTATGGGTGCCTTCCTAATCACCTGGGGCATCGTGAAGCTCGGTATGTGGATACTGGGGTTTAGGGAGGAGCGAAGCCTGGGAAATGAATAAGGAACGCCTTAAATGGATTATTTCTGGAATCGACTTTGAGCATCTTAATGATTGGGAAGAAAGATTTTTAGAAAGATGCGAGAAAATGATGGACCGGAAAGGATTCATATCTAATCCCATGGAAGAAATTGTTGAGAGACTTTATAGGGAGAAATCGAGATGAAAGAGATTACATTGCTCAAACTATCGCTTCGAGATTTTCAGGGGGGAACCATAATCTTTGATGCGAAAGGAAAAGATGTTTTTATTTTTGGCGCTAATGCCGTTGGGAAGACCCGACTCGTAAGTGCCTTTACTTGGCTTCTTTTTTCTAAAGACGCCCTTGGACGTGCTGATTTTGAGATTAAGAATCTTGACACACAAGGCGAGGCGGCACATGGTCTTGAACACAGCGTAGAGGCGGAACTTTCCGTAGGCGGAGAACCCGTCAATCTGAAAAAGGTCTTCAAAGAAAAGTGGACGAAAAAGAGGGGAAACGCCGAAAGAGAATTCTCGGGCCACACCACGGAATACTTTGTTGATGGAGTTCCGCTTCAGGAAAAACTATACATCCAGAAAATAACGGATATTGCCGGGGATGAATCCAAGTTCAGGCTTCTAACTTCACCTTCTGTCTTCCCCGCACTTCATTGGCAGAAACAGCGAGCCCTTTTACTTGAAGTCTGTGGTGATATCTCGGATGCCGATGTAATTGCATCAGATGAGAAGCTCTTTCCTCTCGCGGCCATACTCGGAAAGCGCACCCTTGAGGATCACCGGAAGGTTGTCACAGCAAGAAGATCAGAAATTAACAAGGAAATGGAGAGGATCCCCATTCGGATCGATGAGGTACGCCGTGGAATTCCAGATGTTACTGGCATAGACCGAAAGGCATCAGAAAAGGAGGCCCAGGCGCTTGAGACTGCCCTGAACGATGCCAAATTAAGGCTCCAAGGGGTCAACACCGGTGGTAATGTCGGGGTTCTGACAACCAAGCTCTCCGGGCTCAATGCGGACCTCCGAAAGATGGAGGATGCCCATAGGTCAAAATCTCTGTCTATACTTAACCGATTAAATCAGCAGATTTCGGAACTACAGGCCCAAATTAATAGTTCTTGTCGCCATATATTTGAGATCAATGACGATATAAAGTCAAAAGATAAAATGCTTCAAAGTACGGACGCGGATTTGATTAATCTACGCAATCGGTGGACTGCAATAGACACTGAGAAATTTAAAGACACTATTTCCGACACGTGTCCTGCCTGCGATCAGCCCCTTCCTTCTGAACGAGTTCAGGAAGCAAAAGAGAAGGCCTTTGCAGTTTTTAACGACAGCAAGGCCAATCATTTAGAAGAGATCAATCGTGTGGGAAAAGATCTGAAAGAGAAGAGAGACCGACTCAGCACCGAAATCGAAAATCTAAATATAGAATTGGACGGTACTAAAGCAAAACTATTGATTTTAAACCCTCAACCAAAAGAAATCACTGAAGAGCGCGACATCCTGAAAAGCAATTCTGAAGACTTCTCCGGTATCCCTCACCATTCCGACCTTTTGGACGAGATCGAAGATATGGAGTCTCAAATCAAGGCCGAGAGGGAAGGCAAGGCGCAGGATATCGAGAAGATTCAGGGAGAGATCAGGGAACATCAGGCCCACTACGGATTTGCAAAGGCCAAAATTGACAGGTTTCTTGGAAGAGAGCAGGGAGAGAAACGCATTGAGGAATTGAAACAGATTGAAAAGGTTTTATCTGCTGAATTTGAAAAACTGGAAGGCGAGCTCTACCTGTCAGATTTATTTGTGAAGACGAAAGTTGGACTCTTGACAGATCGGATTAACTCTAAGTTTGAGTTTACACGGTTTAAGCTGTTCGACGTTCAAGTAAATGGCGGAATTTCTGATTGCTGTGAAATTACTGTTGGAGGAGTAGGATACAACTCTGGATTAAATTCCTCTGCAAGAACACAGGCAGGTTGTGACATTATCAGAACCCTTCAACAGCATTTCGGAATGAAGGCGCCGGTATTTGTGGATAATAGAGAAAGTGTTTCGGATTTGCCTAAACTTAACTGTCAACTCATTTCTCTTGTCGTATCGCCAGAAGACAAGACACTAAGGATAGAAAGGAGATAACGACCATGGCAACACCAGAAAAGAAGAACACCCCAGCAGTAGAGAAGTCCGTTGTGGACATCGTGAGCGAAAAGGTTTCCGAGTTCCTGAAATCTGGGCAACTCGATCTTCCAAAGAACTACAGCGTGGATAATGCCCTGAAATCCGCCTACCTGACCCTCAACACCGTCGAGGATAAGGAGAAAAAGAAGGTTATGGAGGACGGGAAACTTACAGGGGTTTGCACGAAGGCCAGCATTGCCAATGCCGTACTGGATATGGTTGTTCAAGGGCTCAACCCGGGTAAGAAGCAATGTTACTTTATCGTCTACGGAAAAACACTTACCTGTCAGCGGTCCTATTTTGGCTCCATGGCCGTGGCAGAGATGGTAAACCCCGCCATCAAGGATTGGGGTTTCAATGTGGTCTACGAGGGCGACACCTTCAAGTATGGCATCCATAACGGCAAGGCCGCTGTCATCGAACATGCCCAAGAGCTTGAGAACATCGATAAGGCGAAGATCATAGCCGCCTATGCCATGGCCCTCGACAAAGACGGGAATCCGATCAAGACCGAGATCATGACGATTGAAGAAATTCATCAGGCTTGGAAGATGTCAAAGATGAAACCGATCGACGACCAGGGAAATGTGAAGCCAGATAGTACCCATGGAAGGTTTGCCCGGGACATGGCGCTGAGGACCATCATCAACAAGGTCGCAAAGTTCATCATCAATGCGAGTAGTGACAACGCCCTACTCTTGGAGCGAATCAATCGAGCGGAGGAATTGGCAGATGCCGCTGCGGTTCAGATGGAGATCGAGGATAAGGCAAACAAGGGATCAGTGATCATGATATCGGAGGAATCTGGGAAGGTGGCACAGGGAGAGCCGGAAGAGACGAAGAAGCCGGAAGCCGCACCAGATAATGATTTACCTTCTCCAGAGGAAGAGCAGACGGCTCTCCTGAAAAAAGGGATGGTTTTGGGAGAAAAAAGGGCACCGGGATTCTGAGATGAAGCCACTTTTACTCGATCTTTTCTGCGGCGCTGGCGGGGCCGCAATGGGTTATCAACGGGCTGGCTTTGAGGTTGTCGGCGTGGATATCAAGCCTCAGCCGCATTATCCTTTTGAATTTATTCAAGCTGACGCCATGATGTTTCCCCTACACGGGTATGATGTGATTCACGCAAGCCCACCTTGCCAGGCTTATTCTAAAAGCGGAACTCATCATCGCTGGAAACATCCCGACTTAATTGCTGAAGTAAGGGATTTACTCATGGCAATTAGCAAACCATTCATCATCGAAAATGTAGAACAGGCAAGATTCAAATTGAGATCACCAGTAATGCTATGCGGGTCAATGTTCGGCCTGAGAATTTACAGACATAGATATTTTGAGACGAAACCTGAAATTTTTTCTTTATTGCCGTTCTGCAATCATTCGAGACCCGCCGTTTACATAACGGGTTCTCCGAGGCCCAAGAGCGGAATCCGGAAAGATGCGCCTGCCGCTCTAAAACGAAAAGTATTGGGCACACCATGGATGACAATAAAAGAAATGGATGAAGCTATCCCGCCGGCCTATACCGAATGGATAGGAAAACAATTAATGGCGGCAATAAGACCATGAAATTCACTTCCTTTGCCTCATCATCAAGGGGGAACGCTTACCTCCTTCAAGCCGAAGGAGCTGCCCCCCTTCTTCTCGAGGCCGGTCTTCCTATCGGTCGACTAAGAGATAAACTAAGAGAGCACGGAATAAGCCTGTCGGATCTCGGGGGCTGTCTTGTCAGTCACGAGCATATGGATCATGCGAAAGCGGTCAAGGATCTGCTCAAGGCGGGAGTGGATTGTTATATGAGTGCGGGGACAGCAAAAGCCTTGGATGTGCTCAATCATCACCGCATCCAGCTATTTACTGATAAAATATTGGAATGGTTCATTCCCCATCGATGGTTTATTACGAAGTTTGAATTGGAGCACGACGCAGAAGACCCCATTGGGTTTTATATTTCGAGCTATGGTGAAAAATTGCTTTTTATTCCAGATACATCCTATATCAAAAACAGGTTTCATGGAATCACGATGATTGCGGTCGAGTGCAATAACGTCTCTGAGCTTCTTAGCAAGAATATTCTCGACGGCCACATCCCAGCAATAGTTGGAAAGCGAGTTCGCAGGTCTCACATGTCTCTTGAGAATCTAATTACTATGCTAAAAGCCAACGATCTTAGTCGTTGTAGGGCAATCTTTTTGACCCATTTGAGCGATGGCAATAGTGATGAAGTCAGGATGAAATTAGAAATTCAACAGGCTGTAGGTATTCCCGTCTATATCTGTGAGGAGTAGAATGAGTACCACAAAAATTGAATGGGCAGATAAGGTCTGGAATCCTGTAACTGGTTGCTCTCCTGTCTCCAGAGGGTGCGATCACTGTTATGCGAAACGGATGGCTACCCGTCTCGCAGGAAGATACGGCTATCCCAAAGATGACCCATTTAAAGTGACCTTCCATCCTGATCGCCTCGATGAACCTCTCCACTGGAAGAAGCCAAGCCGAATCTTTGTTTGTTCGATGGGGGATATATTTCATGAGAACGTGACATTTGAGATGATAAAACAAGTATTCATGCACGCTGCCAATTCTAAACGCCATACTTATTTATTTTTAACAAAACGACCACAAAGAATGGTAGAGGTTATTTGTTGGTTTTTGCAATTTGCCTATCAAGGAGAAGATGGATATATCACACTTCCATCCTTACCAAAAAACTTCTGGCTCGGTGTCTCTGTCGAAGACCAGAAAACCGCCAATGAGAGGATACCGATTCTTTTGCAGATACCGGCAGCCAAGAGATGGGTATCTGTAGAGCCTACGCTGGGGCCGGTGGATTTAAGCGGGTGGTTATTTATTGACGAAAAAGGAGATTCGATTGAACCGCCGATCCAGTGGGTAGTTATGGGAGGTGAAACCGGTCCTCATGCCCGTCCTCTTCATCCCGATTGGGTAAGATCATTGAGGGATCAATGCCAGACGGCAGGGGTGCCTTTTTTCTTTAAGGGATGGGGGGAATATACCTTATTCCTTCAGCGAATCCATGGATCAAAAACGGGAGATATTCCTTATTATCCATATGGCCACGGATCTCCTTACAAAATGATTGGTGGAGATTGGTTTAAAAAGGTCGGCAAAAAGGCCGCTGGCCGATTGCTCGATGGGAAAATTTGGGAGGAATACCCTTGATTGATCCTTTGACTTCTTTTTTTAACCATGATACCCTTCCTCCTTATCCGGGGGGATGGAATATGTCAATCAATGAATATCGGCCAGGGAAATGGAGGGTCAGGGTCTATCACAAGGGACAGAGGCATGAATGGTGTAAGACTCTTGATGGACGATGGGTGCTCATCAATCGGAAAATGGCCGAAGATACGGAAAGAGATATCCTCGGTCTCATCCGGTCCACTAAAGGAAACCTTAACTTAAACAAATTCAAGAAGAAAAAACCTACTAAATTTAATGTGGCCGTCGAGACCTGGATTACTTTATCGACCTGCTCTATCGAATGGATTCGCGCAAGGGAAAGAATCGCCAATAAATACCTCATTCCCTTTTTCGGGACCATGAATCTTGAGGATATAGAGGAAGGGCATTTACAGCAATTCCATGCCGAGCTCAAACAGAAGGGATTAGGCGAAAAATATATTTACAACATCTTTGGGGAATTGAAGGCCCTCTTCCACCGAAACAGAAGATCAATCCCCTTCCTTCCCGACTTTCCGCAGATCAAATTTCAAGATCCGGTTATCCGGTATCTCACCTCAAAACAGCAGGACGAGGTATTTGAATCAATCCCAGAGATTGACAGGCCCATCTTCACCTTCATGCGATACACAGGTTGCAGGCCTAACGAGGCGAGGGGGTTATTGAGGGATAATGTATTTTTGAGGGCTGACCCGCCCTATCTTGTTCTTTCTACTGTCTTGGGGGGGAATGGGCAATTAAAACAGAATACAAAAACCAGAAAGGTTAAACCTTTGCCTATTATTCCTGAAATTGAGATGGCGATTAAACCCAAAGAAGTGACCCGATTCATCTTTACCAAAAGGGGAAGGCCCTATTCAAAGAAGATGGTAGGAAAAATCTGGAATAAAGCAAACCTTGAGGCCAATCAAAAATACGGGACCCCGATTGTCCATCTCTATCAGGGAACGAAGCACTCTTTCGGGTGCCAGAGGTTAAATGCTGGCTTTTCCCTTGATGAGATAGCGGCGGTCATGGGTCATACGGATAAAAGAACGACACTCAAATATGCCAAGTATCAAGTCTCTAAGTTAGGGGATGTGATGAGGGGAAAATAATGGATACTTCAGAACAATATATCAAGATGTGCGAGAAGGCAGAGGAGATTCAAAATCATTTTAACGAACGGAAATTCGATGAAGGTTCTTTCTGGTTTAGAGGTCAAAAGAAAGATATCGTTACCAATAAATATTTTGCTTTCTTTAGAAAATTTGGGGATGTTTGGCTTCCCCGTCAGGATCAGTTGCAGGAGATGATATTGGAAAAACATGAGAATGAATTTAAATGTCTGGAATGGGTAGGGCTTGTTGAATCTTTAATTGGTTATTATGAAAAAATGGGGAAAAGAAATCTGGAAAGAACAAAATCATTAGAACAACTTTGGCTTGCCCTCGTGATGAAAAAGAAGTTTGGGAAAGTTTGGGATGGAAGAGAATGGGGAGCAGACAGGGAGCAGAAAAGGAAGGCCGTTGGAATCATTGATGAATAAGGGGTTGCTGGCTGGGGGACGAGGAGTCGAACCTC